AACACAAGAAAGACCTAGAAGAACTTTGGACTTGGATGGTGGCAATACAGCCTGTGATGGTGATAGGAGATTACAGCCACAAATGGGAATTGGAGAGACAGTATGATAAAGCAGCAGATGAAATTGGGTACTACCAAACAGGTTATATGGCAAAGTTTTCTCGTGCAGTACTCAGTGACACGAAGCATCCAATGCGATTAAATCTAGCGCACAAATTTCTTTCTAGGACAAAAGACCACCCCGATGCTTGGCGTAGGATATCTATATTCGAAGAGGCTACACCACAAAATGTTAGAGCGCGTTTCAATAGTTGGGCTAACACTCAGTTTGGGTTCACTAAAAAAGTTAAGTAAGTTATAGACAAACTACTTACGATAAGATATAATGTATTCACATCATAAAAAGAAAGAGTTATAATGTATAGAAAATATAAAGAAGTTAAAGCCGATAAGACAAGTATAACAAAAGATAATATAGACAACTTCTATCCCCCGTATGAACAAGGTTCGTACAAAGGAGTTCCAGAAATACGCGACTTCATCCTCGCTTTATTCGAAGCAGTACCCGACTTCAAGTTTCATGCTATAGGAAGTATCACCAGAACATCGTGTGATGTGTACCTAGAACGCTCACCTTATTATCTAGGGAAGCTCGCATGGAATAGATATGAAAACAAGTATGTGGTAGAATCTCGTTACATCACTAATAATAAATACTCGCAGTATAATGACGACCACCATAGAGTGATGACTGGATCGCTAAAGAAAGCAGTGAAAAACGCTAAGACATATCTCCGTGCCGCCTCGACGGAAGATATAATGCACATAAATCTACAGAGTGCGCGAAATAAATTCTCTGACACGTGCAACAACGCAAGACGTGATATGATCGCCGCACAATCACAAGTATTAGGATCAAGTATAGGGGTACTCAAAGACCATGCCGAACTTACTCTTATCCAAGAACTTAAATCTCTAGTGAAACAAGGACATGTATTTGATAGTACAACTTTTGCAGATAACTTTAATACCTTCTGTGAAAAAGAAGCCGAGCTAGAACAAGTAATAGCAGAACAAACATACCCCACGTTTGTTTATAGTCATAATCCATTTGGTGAACATGTGTTTGACGTTATCCAAGGAGGAGAATATAGTTCAGATTCAACACCAATGGTGCAATACAACAAAGATACCTTACCAGAATATATTATAGGTAGATTAGCCGTACTACAAATAGTAGAGGATGATAACTATGTTGAGGGTGTAGGGTATCGTATCGACGGGAGTAAGTTTTACCTACAGCTTAACTCGGAGGAAAGTAAAAAAGTGCGTAGAGAGTCAAATGTGGCAAATAATTAAACAATGGTGTGCGCCTACAAACGTCAACAATGACGAGGATGATTACGCAAAGCTACTTGAATTAGATCTATATGGGGAAGATTCAAGTGCCCGCACACGGAATCACGTAGTGTATAACACAGAAACAAGTCACCACGAACAATAAAAGAAAGGAACTGCACATGGCAATGACGCCAGAAGCAAAAGTAAAGAAGAAGATTGTAGACCGCCTTAAAAAACTAGGGGCGTACTATTTTTATCCTGTGACAGGAGGTTATGGTAAGAGTGGCATACCCGATATCATAGGATGTTATGAAGGTGCATTCTTTGGCATCGAGTGTAAAGCAGGGACAAACAAACCCACAGCATTACAAGATAAAAATCTAAAAGATATAACTAAAGCAGGGGGTATCAGTCTTGTTATCAATGAGGATAACCTAGACGACGTATTCACATATATTAGCAAGCCGAAAGAAGAAGACACACGCGAATTAGAATTTAACTTTGGTTATTAAAATAACTGGTATCAAGGAGATACACATGAACGAAGAAGAAACGTTAACACCAACTCAACTTGCCAAGAGATGGGGCATAAGCCGAGTATGGTTTTATAAATTATTGAAGAAAGGTTACGTACCTAAACACAGGAAAACAGGTATGGGTGTAAGACCTAGAATTGTTTTTCCTATGGCAGAAATATTAGTGTTTGAAGAGAAACGTGATCAACTTGTGGGGGAATAAATGTCTCTTAATAAAATGGAAACTGCCGTGTATAACTTAATACGGAAGTACACCGATAAGTTTGGATGGGGTTTAGAGATGTCAGAAATATTAGATGTTATCGGGTTTAAAGATAAACACGTTAAGACAGCCATCTCTACCTTAATTAAAAAGAAAACTATAAACAAAAAACGATTAAAATTTAAATGGAGTACTAACTCACGAGTATTCTACAATGATGCAAAGAAGGAGCAAAAATAATGTATAGTGTAAATTTTATTAGGATTACAGAAGAGGGAGTAACTTCTTTACATGATGAATTCCCTTTGGTTCAATCACATGATTCAGTATTAAAGTTTGAGCGTGCCTCTGATGGCAAACCAATGAACGTTCAGATAGTTCCAAACGGATCAAAGTTTAACGCAGAACCTGTGTTCACACTTAGATCTACAGATCCTATGGCTAGTTCGTATGTACGACATTGGGCTGAAATGGCAGATCTTATGGGACTAGAGCCAGAAAAAGTAGTGTCAGCAAGATCTACAGCACACGCTATGGAACTTTGGTTAGAAGCTACAAACGAAAAAAGATAAACCCATTATCCAGTCGGATAACAGAAAGAGAGAAGTAAGATGAGTGATTTAGTACACGAACGAGATCTAGAAAAAAACGTAAGTGAGATGCTTGCGGAGGATATAGCAAAATTAAAGCGGTTTAGAACTGCAATGCAACGGCAAGAGGCAGGGGCGCATTACAAACACCTAGCTATACAACCGATAGAGTTTTGCCAGAAGAACCAACTTAATTATTGTGAAAGCAATGTCATTAAGTATGTGTGTCGTCATGAGAGTAAGAATGGCGCTGAGGATATACGCAAGGCAATCCACAATTTGGAACTCTTACTTGAGCTTGAATATGGAGAAAAGTAGTGGACTTAATAACGTTAGACTTTGAGACCTACTACGACAAAAACTACTCACTTAAAAAACAAACGACCGAAGAGTATATAAGAAGTCCCGAGTTTGAAATAGTAGGGGTAGGGATAAAGGTCAACAACTTAGCGACAGAATGGGCAAGTGGTACACATGAAGAACTTAAAGAATATTTTGATACGTTCGATTGGGAAAACTCTATGGTGCTTGCCCATAATACTATGTTTGATGGTGCTATCCTTACTTGGTGTTTCGATATTCATCCTCGTTTATATGCTGACACTTTGTGTATGTCTCGTGCTTTACATGGTGTGGAAGTGGGGGGAAGTCTCAAAGCGTTATCAGAACACTACGAGATCGGTATCAAAGGCACAGAAATTGTTAACGCACTCGGAAAAAGAAGAGTAGACTTCAATACAGAAGAACTGGATAGGTACGGTGATTACTGTGTTAACGATGTAGAGTTAACGTATAAACTGTTTAACATATTCTTACAGGCAGGATTTCCTAAGCAGGAGTTGCGCGTAGTAGATTTAACATTACGTATGTTTACTGACCCTGTTTTAGAGTTGGATACTAAATTACTTGAAGAACATAAAGAAGGTATCCGAGAATACAAAGACGCCTTACTTGAGAAATCGGGTATAGATAAAAAAGATCTTATGTCTAACCCTAAGTTTGCCGAGATAATAAAAAATCTAGGCGCAATCCCCCCCACAAAAATAAGTCCTACCACAGGTAAAGAAACTTGGGCGTTCGCTAAATCCGATGAAGGATTTAAGAAACTATTAGAACATGAGAACAAGCAAGTACGTAATGCAGTAGAGGCTAGACTAGGCACAAAAAGTACGCTCGAAGAAACACGTACACAGAGGTTTATAGATATTGCAGGGCGTGGCACGTTACCTGTGCCAGTACGGTATTATGCCGCTCATACTGGACGTTGGGGAGGCGACGACAAAATCAATATACAGAACTTACCTAGCCGTGGAGCAAATGGTAAGAAGTTAAAGAATAGTATATTAGCCCCCGAAGGATACAAACTTATTGATGCGGATAGTTCACAGATCGAGGCGAGAGTGTTGGCGTGGTTTGCAGGTCAGGACGAACTGGTATCAGCGTTTGCCAATGGTGAAGATGTGTACAAACACATGGCGTCTGCTATCTATGGTATAGATGTTAGTGAGATAACCAAAGAGCAAAGGTTTGTTGGTAAGACTACAATTCTTGGGGCAGGGTATGGCATGGGGGCAGTTAAATTCCAAGCACAGATAAGTAACTTCGGTGTTGATATGGAGTTAGATGAAGCCCGACGAGTAGTAAATATTTACCGAGAAACAAATTGGAAGATAAATCAATTATGGCGTGAGTGTCAAAACATGATACGTTATATGGCTAACGGTGATACGTATCCAGTAGGAGTAGAAGGAGTGCTACAAGTAATTGGAGCTGAGAGAGCCATACAATTACCCTCAAACTTGTTACTGAAATACCATGACCTACGCGGAGAGCAAGGTGAAAAAGGTATTGAATACAACTACAAAACTCGTATAGGACGTACACGTATATATGGTGGTAAGGTAGTCGAGAACCTTTGCCAAGCAATCGCACGTTGTATTATTGGCGAACAAATGCTACAAATTGATAAGAAGTATCAGATAGTTTTAACCGTACACGACTCTATTGTTATATGTGTACGCGACGAAGAAGTACCAGAGGCGCAAAGGTACATTGAAGAATGTATGCGTCAAACACCTAGATGGGCGAAGGGACTACCCATTGACTGCGAAAGCGGTATAGGTAAATCATATGGAGAATGTGAATGACAAAAGTAGCTCCGTGGTCTTTCAGTAAGATCAAAGCATTTGAACAATGCCCTAAACAGTTTTACCATGAGAAGATATTAAAAGAACATCCGTTTGTTGCAACCAACGCAACTCGATATGGAACTGAATTTCATACTGCAGCAGAAGTATTCGTGCGTGATAGTACACCACTAGATAAACGATTTATATTTGCGTTACCTATGTTAAAATCTTTACTGGCAAAACGTGGTGAGAAAATACCAGAACAAAAGATGGGATTAACTGAGAACCTACAACCGTGTGGCTTCTTCTCAAAAGATGTATGGTTTCGTGGCATTGCCGATTTAATAATACTGGACGACGACTTAGCATGGGTGATAGACTACAAGACTGGGAAAAACGCTCGTTATGCAGATAAAGGGCAACTTGAATTAATGGCGTTGACTTTGTTCGCTCATTACCCAAAAGTAAAAAAAATAAAAGCTGGACTATTGTTTGTTGTTAGTAAAGAGCTTATAAAAGATAAGTACACTGAGTTTGATAAAGCCGAGCTATGGAAAAAATGGTTAGGTAAATACGAACGAATGTGTTCCGCTGCCGAAACAAACACTTGGAACGCTAAACCTAGCGGACTGTGCAAGCGTTACTGCCCTGTCACTGTCTGCGTTCATAATGGGAATCACTAATGGCTTACACTAAAAAACGTCGCCCGTATAAAAAAGAATATGAACAACAGAAAAAACGCAATGAAAAAGCGGATAGATCTGAACGACAACGGGCTAGACGTAAAGTAGATAAGACAGGTAAAGATGCTAACAAGAATGGTGTAGCTGATAAACGTGAAGGTAAAGATATAGCACATAAAAAAGCTTTGGCTAAAGGTGGGACTAACAAAGATGGCTACACTATACAAAGCAGAAAGAAAAATCGTACAGCAGGTGGAGCGATGAGTAGCCCTAAAAAGAAAGTCGTAGCTAAAAGAAAGACTAAAAGAAAAACAAAGAAAGCGTAAACAATAACACGGAGAACGACGTGAAGATTTTAAATGAGAGGGAACTATTGTTACGTTTACGTAATCCTGAAAAGGTTACGACTGTAATCAATAATAGTAAAAAAGTATCTAAAGATGAAGTGATTGTTAACTGGGGCGTTGATGAAGTACACGCACTAAAACAACTTAACATAAAAGCACCTTCACCGATTGAAGGTAAATACAAATGGACTGGTCAATACAAACCCTTTGACCATCAAAAGACAACCTCAGCATTCTTAACTATGAACAAGAGAGCTTTCTGTTTCAACGAACAGGGTACTGGTAAGACAGCATCAGCTATCTGGGCATCGGACTTCTTAATGAAACAAGGTAAGGTGCGTAGAGTTTTAGTTATATGCCCCCTTTCTATTATGGATTCAGCATGGCGAGAAGATCTATTCACGTTTGCTATGCACCGCACTGTAGATGTAGCTTATGGAGCAAAAGAGAAACGAAAGAAGATAATTAATCAAGGGGCTGACTACGTTATAATTAATTATGACGGGGTAGAGATTGTTATTGACGATATAATGAAGGGTGGATTTGATTGTATAGTTATAGACGAAGCCACACATTATAAAAATGTACAAACAAAACGATGGAAAACTCTCAGGAAGTTGTTAACAGAAGACACGTGGCTTTGGTTAATGACAGGTACACCTGCGGCACAGTCACCTCTCGATGCTTATGGTATAGCTAAATTAGTAAACCCAGATGGCATACCTAGATTTTTTGGTTCGTGGCGAGATGTAGTTATGCACAAAGTGACACAGTTTAAATGGGTGCAGAGAACTAGTGCGACAGATAGAGTGTTCAAAGCTTTACAACCTGCTATTAGATTTACTAAAGAAGAATGTCTAGATCTACCACCAATGGTATATGTGAAACGTGAAGTAGAACTTACAGCACAACAAAAGAAGTATTACAAAATACTAAAAAGAGAGATGATAATGCAAGCGGCAGGGGAAGAAGTCACCTCTGTGAATGCCGCGATTAAAATGAGTAAACTCTTACAAATATCTTCTGGAGCAGTATATACGGATGATGGTGAAAGTTTAGCGTTTGATATATCAAATAGATACAAAGTTTTACGTGAAGTTATTGATGAAAGCTCAAAGAAAGTACTTGTTTTCGTGCCATTTAAACATGCTATTGATATCTTAACAGACAAACTACGGGCAGATAAAATCACTACCGAAGTTATTAGGGGGGATGTCCCCGCACCAAAACGCACGGATATATTTAAACGATTCCAAACTACATCAGACCCACGAGTACTTGTTATTCAACCGCAAGCTGCTGCACACGGCGTCACATTAACTGCCGCTAATACAGTTGTATGGTGGGGACCGACGAGTTCTCTAGAGATTTATGCCCAAGCTAACGCTCGTGTCCATAGGTCAGGACAAGATCATAAATGCACTATTGTACAAC